GCCATTTAAAAATAATAATAATGCTGTTACAGTTTCGATCATGGGCTTTTATGGTTTCCATTTGCAAACGTTCTTTGCTTATCTTTTAATTTTTCAATATCACTCAATACCTTTTCAACATCTTTTTGTAAACGTTCAATATTAACGCTATTTGACATCATGTTTTCCATACGATCTTCCATCTTTGTAATTTGTCCTGCCATGTGTTCCACTAACATGAAAAGCTCGGATTCTCCTGATGACTGGCCCAGCTCACCCCTGGGGTATTTGATTCTAAATTCTGAATTTTGATCTAAGTCTTTGGTATGCATTTGAAGAAGCGTGTCGTGTTGGTTGAGCTTCTCCTGGATTTGAAAGTAGCCGAAGGTCCCGAGTGCGACCATGATAATTAAAGAGATCACGGTTTTCATCGGCATCTGTACCGATTGTTCAGGTCCGAGTTTCATATTAGTTACAATTGTTTTTGTCTAAATCAATTGGCTTGTCACCATTATAAAACCATACATAAGACGAAAGTTTCGTTCCATCTTGTGTATAGGTGCATTTTTTGCCTACCGAGCAGGCGCTTAATGCAAATAATAATGCAAGAACTAAATATAATTTATTCATGTTTCTCCTTCGTTTCATCCATATATACCATAGAATGGACTTTATTCACAAAGCTTTGTTCATACGTTAATGCTTCTGCGTTTTCTTTTGCGTTTCCTACCTGACAACATGTACCGGATTCTTCTTTTTCTTTGGTATGCGTATTGCAAGTTTTTTTTGGGTCTATTGGCATGAGAGACACTCATCGTTGTTTACTGTAGCCCCTTGAGGATTACAATTACATTTTTCGCACGCACATACACCATTGGCATCTGAATGTCCGCTTACATTACAGTGACAATCACACAAACAATCTTTACACTTTGTCATTTGTACTTAAAAAGCCATTCCGCAAATTTTTTCCATAATTTTTTAATCATCCTTAGTCTCCTCAATACTATAGAAGAATTTATTGCTATCTTCTGTTTTCCATTTACGACTATCTTCAACATTCCATTCACTGGTTTGAACTTTCCAGTCGAAGGGAATTTCATCCTTCACAGTGAAAGATGGAATACTCCAGATTAGTCTATTGTTTGGCTGAGCCGCATAATTGCCATTTTCTAATGCCAATACATGAGCGCACTTATGTTCGTGCGGAATTTCCGAATGATCGGTGTCCACTATATTACTCTCTGGGTGACCCCAGTCAACCGTAAAAAGGTACGCACCGGCGTACCATTTTTTATCTTTTCCTATGAATTTACCGGACTGACCGTCCAAGACATCAAAAGAAGTAACGCTAGGATAGTAACTAAAGCAATTCCATAGCTCCAGCTCGTCAAGTCGCATCCTAGGAACCTCTTTGACATCAAAGCCTCTTTGTATGAACGCAGAGATTGGCAAGCGGTAGAATACAGCTCCGTTTTCCATAATTGCATGGAAGAGTATCGGACGCCCTGTAATCGATGCAAACCCAAAAAGTAAGCAGTCTTCCACTTCTCCATGATGTTCTTTAAGATCATAGAGATATTCTCTCCTTACCTGCGCATAAGTTGCAGGTATATTTGCATTCAGATAGGCCATTTAACATAAAACTCCTAGTTAACTAAAAAATAAATGGCAACAATAACTACCACGATAGCGGCAGATATCTTGGGATTAGCTTTTGCTAATGTCCAAACTTGTTTCACTTTTTCCATATGTCCTCCTAATGTATTTCGCCCCAGTTTTTACCCGATTCATAGTCTACCTTATTTGGTATCTCTAGTTCAACTGCAGCTTCCATTATATCGACTATGTGTTGTGCCTGTATATCATTTTCTACAGAAATATCCAGTTCATCGTGTATCTGAATATGAGGAATAATTCCCTCTTTATACAAATTTAACATAGATTGTTTTGTCATATCAGCAGCGGATCCTTGGATGAGTCTATTCAAAGCTTTGTATGTGAAAGCTCTTTTGATCCCTGGTCCGTGTTCCTTGATCGCTGTTTCATGATCCAAAGGTTTATGAATCCCGAACCTCATGGGTTCCCACAAATGAAAACGACAACGTCTACCCAACAACGTACGAATATGTCCGGCATCTTGGGCTCGGTTCGATGCAACATCCATCAGTTGTTTAACAAAGGGTACCCGACTGTGATACATTTTAAAAAGTTCGTTCGCTTTATCTTTACTCACACCTAATTCTGCTTGAAGTTTATTTTTTCCCATTCCATAAAATAATCCAAGATTAATAGTCTTCGCTTGGATTCTAGGGATGTCTGCCATCTTTGCAACAATGCCATGGAAATCTGGTTCTGTTTCCTTATAAGCTTGGACTACATCGTTCACACCATATAGGTTTTCCATCTTGGCATAGTGGACCACGAGCCTGGGTTCTTGTTGGTTGTAATCAAAACAACCCCACTTACACTTTTCTTCAGGCAAGAAAATAGAACGAATCAAAGGTCCGAGTTCCTTGTTCCGTGCAGGAATTTGTTGAAGGTTTGGGTTATGATAACTAAATCTCCCCGTCACGGTTCCTCCATTGTCCGATCGAAGTTGATTGATTTCGGCATGGATTCTTCCCTTATGGGCATATTTTAAAATAGAATCTATAAAGGTCGTGTGTGCTTTATTAATTTCACGAGCCTTAGCTATCTTTTTTACAATAGGATTAGGGTGATTGACTAAAAAATTCTTAGTAAAACTAGGAGCTTTGGTTTTTTCTGTGCGTTCATAAACTAGCTTCAATTTTTCAAAGACTTGTGCTATACTTCTGGCCGCCCAAATCTGCACATCGATACCCGTTTCTTTCTTGACATCCCCTAGTAATTGGTTTTCCATAATTGCCAAGTTTTTTTTATGTTTATGGGCTGCTGCTTCATTAACTCTTACCCCCTTCATACGCATGTCTATTAAACAGGGTAAAAGATCTGTTTCTAATTCAAAAATAGAGTCACAATCCTCATGATAAATTTCATATTTCATTTCTTTCCATAAGCGTAAAGTAAGATCGGCGTCTTTTTCTGCATACTCCCCCACGTACATAGCTGGCAGCTTATACATCTCGGACTTGGGATCAACGCCCAGGGCACTCGCCGCCTCTCTTAAAGCTGTTTCATTTTTTCCTTCTTTTAGATACTCCCTGGATAAAGAATTAAGGTCATATTTAAATCTGTTTTCGTTCACAATTCCCGCAGCAATCATAGTATCAATAATTTTTCCGTTAAGTTTCATGTCGGGAAGTGTTTTAATCCAACAGACATCATACATCGCATTGTGAAAAACTTTAGAGGCATCGGTCTTTAGAATTGTTCTAAACCAATCAAGAACTTTCTTTTTATCCATATTCCCGCCCCCTTCATGGGCGATAGGGTAATAACCTTTCCATCCTTCTACTGCGACCGCAATACCCGTTATACATCCATCATTAGTAGCGGACCCGGAGCCTCGAGTTGTTAAGTTGGTATCTTTAGTTTCTAAATCAATCGCAATTTCCTTGGCTTCTTTTAGGTCAGGAAATTCAGTGGGTTCTAACCATTCTGTTTGAGCTTTATAAAGTGTTATCATATATTATAGAAGGTATAACGCAGGGTTATCTCTTCTCCTTTTTTTATGTCTTGGGTTGTCATGAGATTCCATTTCTTGCGATGAGAACCCTCGCTAAGTAAAAGTTCTACCTTCACACAGTTGGGAGTATTGGAATGATTAATAAATCCTCCCAAAGGAGTTCGAATGATGGCGTCATCAATCTTAATATGCGTAGTCCCCAGAGTCGTTGCTTTGTTAATCTTTTGATTGGCAAAGAGTCCTAGACCATTGATACCACTTTCTTTAATCGTTACGGATTCCGGTAGAGGTTTATACATCTTTGTAATCCCTTTCAATAATCATTTCACAATAATGAATTGCTTTTAGTATATCTTGCTTACCATCTTTAAATGGATGCCTAGAAATATACTTAATTATATTCCCTTCTGCAAATAACATTTTATTTTCATGGACAAAAGTGCTGGGTTGAATCTTCATTTTTTTATAGTGTGATCCTCCAATTTGTTTTTCATAGATACTCATAGTGCTATAAAGATCCACATACAGGTTAGTATGGTTATAAATAATAAATCACTTTTCATTTCACTCATATCTGATAAAAATTATTCTCCTTTGGTGAAAGAATATATAAGGTATGTTGAGTCCTTGTAATTCCTGTATAAAACTGTCGATGAACAGGATCAGGATTACGTTCATAAGATTTAGAAGCATTCCAAGATAGATCGGGCATCAAAGTAACTTTTCTTGACTCTCCTCCTTTGGCTCCGTGAATAGTGGATAAGGTAATTCTCGGAGGTTTACTTAAATCCTCTCCATTTCTTTGCATCGATTCAATATAGTTAACTGTTTTGTGATCACACTCAAGGGCTTGAGACCAGGGCCGGTTTTCAAGAAGACCATGCTGTTGTTTACAGTCCTCCATTGTATAACTTTTATCAGGCATCATCGTTTTGCAGGTTTTGAATCCTCTCCGTAGTTGTTTTTTCTTAACGCCCAGATAACTATAGATTCTTTTAACGGATTCAAACGGGAGCTTGCCCCCTTTCCTCCATTCTTCCCATTCTAATAGGGCTGTTAAAAAATTTTCTGAAACACGGTTATTTCCTTTTGTTTGATAAGGATAGCCCCATGATTCTAAATAATCTTTGACTCTGTCCAACATGTAATTAGCACTAGCTAACACTAACATCTTGCCTTCTTTAAAATCTACGGAACGTAAACTATGTACCCAGTGTACTTCTCCTTCTTCATCTCTAGGTTTCCATATTTTAGGTTGTCTTTTAGAAAGTCTATTTACTATTAGATCGGCCAGTTTATGTACTTTAGAGGGAACTCTATAAGATTGGGTAAGAACTGTTCTTTTCCCTTGTAATCCTAAGAAGTGATCTACATCTGCACCTTGAAAAGTATAAATAGCTTGGTCATCATCCCCGGCTATAAAAGATTTATGGGAATTCTTTTCCAGCAGATGCACCATTTGCCATTGAAGCCAGTTTAAATCCTGGGCCTCATCAACGAACAGTACATCTAACTGCGGAGCAAGTTGCTTTTGAACAACTATTTCGATGAAATCAGTAAAATCATATTTATGATTATTTTTTTTAAATACAGGTAAGGCTTTGGCAATTCGTTGTAGCTTTAACCAATTAATCTTTCCTCTATGTTCATTACGATCATACTGCTCTTCAATACTAACTCCTCGATATCGAGCGAGATTAATTTGATTTAGATATTCATTTTTCGAGATAACCATTCCTGTTTCATCTACACTGGTTTCTGTATTAAAATTAATTACTCCAATCCACTCAGCAAATTCTTGATAATCTGCAGTTTTCATTAGTTGGGTAGAAGGATCAATTCCTAACAATCTGACCGCCATAGAATGAAGTGTGCGAAAATAAGGTAAGTCTTTTTCATTCAAGTCAAAGCCTTCAATTTTTTGAGCTCTAACAATAGCCTCAACGTTGGCTCTTTTACTAAAGGATACATAGCCAATGCGATCAGGCTTAATTCCTTCTTGTAAAGCTTCGGTTACTTTTTGTAATAATGTCTGTGTTTTTCCTGTGCCTGGAGGGCCAAATATAATTTCTCTATTCATTAAAAACTTCCTTTCTTTATTGTTGGTAATGGTTCGTTAGTATTTTTAGGACGTTCAAAAGCCTTGACCACCATTACTCTAACATTCATCTCATATATTCGGAATCTTCTTTCTTCCACTCCAAAATATTCTTTAAGACGATGAGCTGTTTTGTTGTGTTCAAGTGCTTTCCATTTAGCACGTTCTAAAAATTTCCAAAAATCTTTATACCTAAAATATGTTTCTCCCTCTTCAGTATAAGGGACACCTCTATTTAAATCTTCTTTAACTCTTCCTTTAGCTCGGTTGGTACAAAAATCTTCTAAGTAACCCCTTAGCTGTTCTTTAATGGATAAACTTTCAGGAGCTTCTATTTCTTCGAGGTTTTTATAAAGTTGTTTTAAGAGTTTAGTCCAAATAATTTTAGAAACTCCAGGAACAATTAAATTGATTTGATCCATGCATGCTTTTTGAAATTTATCTTGTTTTTGTAATTCTTCTGTATCTAATTCTATTGGTTTACCATTTACATTTAAAAACCATATAGGAGGAAAACATGTTAGCTTTCTTAAACTATTTAGATCTGGCATTGAAGACCCTTCCCCAATTCCAAATTCTCGAGTCTGACAAGTCATAGAATCGCAATGAGCACAAATGGGTTGATCTTTACAGGTATAATTATAATCTTTTTTTCCTAGGGATTTAATGATGGTCATAACTTCTTGAGGATTGAGAGGAGGATTCATATATTTAGAGTTATAAATTCCTAATTGATCTTGCCAGTTATCTGGATGTGCTTTCTTAAGATAAACCCCTAAATTATACAGACCATTATTCCGTGATCCCTCAGGAAATCCTTCATTACATAAAATATCTAAACACGGAGGTCCCTTCTTGATAGGTGAATCTTCGGTTTTAATATGAATGGAATTAAAATCTTTTCTCTCAATACCATATTTTTCATACATGAGAAAAAACTCTTCTAGAGTAGCTGCTTCGCCATTGTCTTTAATAGCATATCGTGTTGTTTGATTTCCGTGATGATAAGGAAGATTTAAAAAATTTCCTGTATCCCCTCGATCAACTAATATTTTGGTTTGTTTTGGAAAAATTTCACATTCAGAATAACCTAACGCAGCTGCTAACTCTTTTAATTTAGCTTGCATTGCTTCGGCTTCTATAAATTCTTTCGTAAATAAAAATACATGAGCCCCTCCACTTTTGGACCTACATAAAATAAAGGGAATATTCTTTTTTCGAATTCGTGTTATAAAAGTTTTATGATCAAAATTATATTGATCAATATCAATACATCCCCATTTACATTGACTATCTGCATTAATAGGAATGATTCCTAAGGCTGGATCTTTTCCTTCAAGATGAGCGTGCCAGAGTCTATCTGTCACTATATCTTTTTTAATAAATGCTTTTCCTTTGACTTTTTCACCGTTGGTGAGAGAAACTTTAGAGACATACTGTCCGTATGCACTATTAAGACCTTGAAATATATTTTTAAATCTTTCTACTGTCATAATTTTCTAATGGGGACGTCCCCCGCTAGGTTGACGTCCCACGTTTTTACCCTCGAGTAAAACTTAGAAAGAAGTAGCGGCCTTTTGTGCTTCTTCATCAGAAGACACATTAGTCTTGATCGCTCCTTCTTTAAATTTGTTAGAAAAATCTGCTGCCATCTTAAACAGATTTCCATCTTGATTATAACCATCTCTCGTAACTTTCCATCCAAACCAACTTCCTTTCGAATTTGATTGTGGTACAGAAGTTAAACGATAAATGTGGCTATAAATAGACGGAACGTACATACCTTTAGCACCTTTTTCCGTCCAACCATTCATCTCGGCCATCCAATCCTTGCTTACTCTATTTTGAGAAGCTTTCATCGTAATGACAGAAATAGTAGGCACTCCATTCAAAAGAATTACAAAATGATAAGAAGTTCTTTCAAGATAATTACCATTAGATAATCTATCTTTAAATCCTTTATCTCTTGTAGTTTCATTTTTTAAAGGAGTATCTTCAGGGTGAACTACAGGTCTTCCAACAGAAGATCCTCGTTCGGCCCATTCAAGATATTTTCTTTCGTAATGACAAGGAACGACTTTTATTCCTTCAGTTCCGCTATAAACTTTTTTAGTGGCACTATTTAATATCATTCCAGGTTCTGCTCCTTGAATGTATCTATTGTCACTTTTGTTTACTTGCGGAGATAAAGGCATCAATATCTTTAAGAAAGGCATTGATAAATCTTCCTGTTTCAGGTTTTCCAACCCTTTACCCGCATGTTCTTCCATTAAATTTGCTGGAAGTTTTGCGTTTGGATCCACCTTTGTTACTGATCCTTGGTTCGTGTTTTCTTGTTTCATGTTTCCTTTTTCTTGATTGTGGTTCGGTTTCCTACGAACACGTTAAATAAATTCGCGGGTATATCTTTTTTCTTTTCGATACGCTCGCGAACGAGTGCTTTAAGAGTCATGGGCTCAACCTTCAACTTTTGTGTCGGCTGATACCCCTGACTCTTTGCAAGGTTAGCATATTCCGCCGCCTTGTTATCTTCATTCCGTCCAAAGGAAACGACAACATCATTTTTAATAATGTCGCCTAGGCCATTAGAACGAAGCCAATTATGTGCAGCATCTCTATTTTTCATAGAAATATTTGCACTATAATACGGTTTAACTTCGACGTGTGATCCGTCTGCAAGTTTCAAAGAAGCTAATCCTGTTTCAGCTAAAAGAGTAGGAATGACTTCTCCCGAAAGTCTTTGTTCCTCTCGTTTCATTTCAGCTATATGATCTTCTTGAGTTTTAATTCTGGTTTGTAAATCGTCTAAACGATTTATTTCGGTAGCTAGCTCTCCAACATTTTTCGTTTTATCAAACGAATTAGATCCGTGAGCTTCCCGTAGTTCCGTTATCGTTTTCATCTATATCACCTTTCTCGTGTAAGTTTATGACGATGGGATAGTATCGTCGTTCTTGTTTATCCCACTTAAGTAATTTATACTTTCCATTGGTTATATCAGAAACAATAGAACATGCAACACCTATTATTGCAGGATCACCTGTTAATAATAAAAAATCTCGGGGTGTATAATTTTTTAAAACTTTTCTTAATTTAAATATTAAAGGACCGGGAGAAAAAATAATTTGTGCCATCTCTGGTAAACAGAACACAAATTTGCCATATTTCTGCGCCCCCATAATATTAATTTTAGGAGCACCATGACGAGTTCCTGAAATTTCCTGTATTACATATACAATAGATTGGGGCTCTTCAATTTCTACTTTTATATTGCCAGTGTTGTGATCAGTTTCCATCGTTAAAGGAGGATTTTTTAATTTATAAAGTGTACTTTTTTCTCCTGTTTTTTCAATTTTATTAATTAATGAAGGAAACCAGTCAGGCATGGTTATATTTTTTGTATTCATTTCTTTCTTGACAGTAATATATGTTGTCCTATATAACAAGTCAATAGAAAGACTAAAGTAGAAATGGGTGGCGGGATGGCACAAGAAAGTTATGGATTATAAATTTAAAACAGAACCCTATGGGCATCAGCTCAAAGCGTTAGATATGTCGTGGCATAAGGACACTTTTGCCTATTTCATGGAAATGGGAACAGGTAAAACCAAAGTTCTTATTGATAATATGTCCATGCTTTATGATCGAGGAAAAATTAATGGAGCGTTAATTATCGCCCCTAAAGGGGTGATTGGAACTTGGTTTAATCAAGAACTGCCTGCTCATTTAGTGGATCATGTGCGATGTAAAGCTGTGCTCTGGCAAGCTAACATCAATGAAACACAACAACTGAAATTAAATACCTTATTTGAATCCGGGGAAGATCTTCATATTTTAATTATGAATGTGGAAGCATTAAGCACTCCCAAAGGAACTTCTTTTGCTTATAAATTTTTAGCTTCTCATAGGACCCTCATGGCCGTCGATGAAAGTACTACCATTAAAAACCCGAAAGCAAAGAGAACAAGGAATGTTTTAAAACTTTCTAGATTTGCACCCTATAAAAGAATTTTGACCGGTTCGCCGGTTACAAGAAACCCTCTTGATCTTTATTCGCAATGTGAATTTTTAAATCCAACCCATTTAGGATTTGAGTCTTACTATTCTTTTAGAAATAGATATGCTGAAATGTCCACGGCTAATTTTGGGGGAAGGCAAGTTCAGATCGTTAAATTTTTTAAAAATCTCAAAGAACTCGCAGAAAAGTTAAAATACTTTTCTTACCGTGTATTAAAATCAGAATGTTTAGATTTACCTGAAAAAATATATATGAAACGGAGTATTACTTTAACTCCTGAGCAAAAGAAACTTTACAAACAAATGAAAGAAACCGCCATTGCGGAATTAAACAGTAAAAAAGTAACCAGCACTATTGTGTTAACTCAGTTAATGAGACTTCAACAAATTGCTTGTGGTCATTTTAAAGCGGATGATGGTAGCGTTCAACGAATTCCCAATAAACGAATGGATGAGCTGCTTGAGGTTTTGGATGAAACAGAAGGTAAATGTATTATATGGGCCCATTGGCAACATGATATTAAATATATTATTGAAACCCTCTCGAAAGAATTTGGAAAAAATTCTGTGGTTGATTATTATGGCTTAACGCCCCAAGACCAAAGACAGAAGAATCGTGATGCTTTTCAGAATGATTCTAAAGTACGATTTCTCGTTGGAACGCCACAAACGGGGGGATATGGGATAACTCTTACAGCAGCAAGTAATGTGATTTACTATTCGAACGGATATGACCTCGAAAAGAGATTACAGTCCGAGGACCGTGCTCACCGGATCGGGCAAAAGAAGAATGTGACCTATATTGATATTTTAGCCGAAGACACGGTGGACCAGAAAATTGTTAAAGCTTTACGTAAAAAAATAAATATCGCTTCTCAAGTAATGGGTGAAGAACTTAAATCTTGGATATGATGAAACTTTTAAATCTTAAAGCTATTCCGGTTGCACAGGAGAGAAATTTTTATTCCATCAATAAAAAAGAATTAGATGTGGTAAGAAAAATTAAATATAGAAAATCTAGAAAAGGATTCTATTTATCAGAGACTGTAACTTTATTAGAAGATAAAGATTTCGCCCCGCTTAAAAAAGTTATTGTTGAAAAAGCTAAGGAGTACGCCTTAGATATATTAGGGATTAAAGATAAAATTTATCTTACGCAAAGTTGGTCTACTATTAATACTACTGATGCTTTTCACAAAACACACACTCACCCCAATACTTTTATAAGTTTAGTTTATTATGCGCAATGTGAGAATGCGTGTCTCTTTTTTGATCTAACCACCAGCTCCATTAGAGAATGTTTTAATTTTTCTTATACCATCAAGAAGTATAATATCTACAATAGTGAAAGTTGGCAGCTTCCAGTGAGGACGGGGGATATAGTTTTATTTCCAGGACATATTCGTCATGGTTCTGTAGTCAATGAGTCAAAGACTCCGCGAATTATAATAGGAGCTAATTTCTTCCTTAAAGGAAAGCTTGGAACCCAAAAAGAAGTTAGTAATATAGTCCTCTAAAATGTAGGATATACGCGCGACGCGTAGTAAAATTCAATTCCTATTTTAAATAAATTACAACCAGCATGATAAAAAGAATTAATCCTTGGTATCTATTGAAAGTAGTTACGAAGAGAGTTTCTTTAAATGCTTTAAGTTTTTCCCATATGAAATTCATTATGCATCTCCTAACATAGGTTTATATTGAGTCTTATTATCTTCGTCTTTATACGCTCTAAGATTCTGCTTTATATTCTCTGCTTGATCGGGATTGTACGCCACGTGAATCCAGCCCGAGTTGGGCTCGTCTAAATTCCAGTACTCGAGAATCATTTGATCATACAGGAGGTTGTGCTTGATCCAGTTAAAGACCTCGTTGTTGGGCGTGCCATAAATTTCGAAGTCTGCCGCCATCCCCTTGCAGTGCTGCGAATCTGAGCTACTACCGATGGCTTGGGACAACTGCGGACTGCGATAACCCGAGGATACACTCACAACGTGATTAAAATGGTCCCTAACAGGCTGTAAGACGCGCTCACAGAGCAATCTTAGGTTCTCTAAGTGGTCAGGACTAGGCTCGTTCGGAATGCCCTTCCTCTCAGCTGTCTGTGACTTAGTCAGCTCCACTAAGCTAAAATTTTTTGATAGTTGCATATATTATGCTAGGAAATGTTGAAACAATTGTAAAGCTATAGTCCCCACCATAGCTAAAAGAACCCAATAGATTTTGTCTATCTTGCCACCCAAGTCACGAATACGTAAACTCATATGTTTCAAATGGTTGTTCTTGATACTCGCCACATCTTTTTTAAGCCCGGTGATATGGCCTTGTAAACTGATAATGTTTTCTCTTACGCTTTTAGGGGTCATGTTGTTTTTAAATTTTGTTTCCGTGCAATCTCTTGATCGCTTGGAGATAATAGAGCGGATTGATTGGCTGTCAAGCCTTCTTTATTAAGCGTTAATGATGGCCGAGTATAAATCTGTGGGTTAAAGCCGGTCGTATCTCCTGGTGCTTGTTGACCCATGTTAAAGAAACTTTCTTTTTGTGGTCTGAAGTCAAAGATATCTGTTAGGTCTGGCCATTCAGGTGATGACAATGTAATACCACTCATGGTTTGAGCTAACGATTGAAGCGCTCTTTCCGCTACTCGATATGGATTTTCTGTGCCTAATTTTCTAGCATTATCTTCAAAGACTTGTTGTACATTTTCAGATATTGTAAATGGAATAAATTGATTTGTTAACAAAGCCGCGCCATCTTTTCTAGAAATTCTTCCAAGCACATTCATGATCTGATTTTCAGAGGTACCTAAGATCATACCGGCTGTAAGATCTCGAGACATTTCTTTCATCTCTTCCCACTTTGCTTTGTTGGCAATGATATATCTATCCACGACATCTTGAGGAGAGATAGGATCTCCTCTTAAAAGTTTAGAATTAAATTCTCTACGAGCATCACGAATACCTCTTTGGTATCCACTCATCTTAAAGTCTAAGCTTCGTGCAGGATCTACTGTCACCGGTCGGTAACCTGTAAATCCTAGTGCTTCATCGGTTAGATTATATGTCTGTCCTGTTCCCTGGTAAGGTCCGATCGTTCTGCTTGGTTCTCCTGTCGCAGCAAAACCTAAACGAATTAACTGTTGTAAAGAAAAAGGTGCTTGAGATCTAACGAGGTGAGCGATAATATTAGATACCTTTTCTCCAGTCGGAGTAGCATCGGTATATAAAACTTTGCCATCTTTAGTTTTTCCGCCTCCTCTTACCACATCCAACATAGCTTCGGTCCAAATGGATTCAGATATAAAAGGCTCACCGAGTTCGGCTGTAGATGTGGCTAATCCTTTCATGAAGCTTTCCATTAAAGCTTCTTCATTCGTCTCTCCCTCCGCTACTTTATTAAGAATGGTTTGAATAGGTCGAGTTAAAGTATCGTAGGCAAAGCCATGACTGAAGTCGATGTATTTTAAGTCTCCAGTTTCTTCATCTCTCATGGGTAAGATGGTGGAGTTCTTGGACCATGAAGGTAAGAATCTTTTCAACGCTGCCAATTCGTCGTCGGTATAGTCGTAGATGGTTTTAAACATCTCTACAGTAGCCGCAGGTACTATAGCTGTGGTTGCTGCCAACCCCGCTAGTCTTTTCATCCCAATCGTTCTTAAAATAGGATCATTAATTTCTTTAATAGATTGTTGCACAATCCCGGTACCAGTTCTTAATATTTCTGCAGGAAAAGAAACGAAATTTCCAACGGGAAATCTTCTTAAAGTTCGAATAAATTCAGGGACATATTCATAGTTAGGTACGGTATTTCTTACAATATCAGCGGCCTTTTCTTTAATCTCTCGAATGCTCGGCATCTTTTTAATTAAACCTTTATCGAAGGCTCGTTTATAGGCGTTGCCATAACGATAATTTTCCATGACAAAGTTACTAATTTTCCAGAAGTCATCTTCCATGACGTACATGTCCTGACTAAACTTCGCAAATTTCTTAGCCCAGTTCGGTTGCAGCATCATTCGAGCCGCACGATCGGTAGTCAATCTTTGACCAAAATTAATATCGCCCATTAGTCTAGAGATATCTCCATACCTTACATTGGTATTCACTACTCCGAGCTCTAATAATTCTCTATAGAAAGCCTGAGCTTCGGGAGCATTCGCCTTGAACATTTGAGGTTGAACAGAACCCACAGCTTTCTTCCACGCTTGAGCTAATACTTTAGGGTTTTCAAACCAGATTCCATTAGCGGTTTGAAAAGTAGCCGCACTGAAAAAGTTTCTGGCATGAGTAACCGGTGACAACACCGTCTTTGCAAACTGTGATGTTGCCTTAGGAAATAAAAACAAACTGTCATAAATAAAGCTGGCAGTTTTATTATTAATAATATTTTTTTCTGCTCCCTCGAGGGCTTCCATTAAAGATCGTTCGCCCCAGGCTCCATCAGGAAAGGCACTTCGTATAGGGTTTTCCATAGCCGTTTCTCCCCAAGGTCTGGCTACTCGTACTCCAGTTTGTGGATCCGTGACCACGCTTCCTTTATAAAGAGCAACGTCCGCTTCGCCTAAGGCATTTCTGGCAGCCGATTCAGTTCCATAAAAAAATCCTCTTCCTCCTGCTGCAATGTTGGTAGCAGATTTATCAACTAACTTTTGTAAAAATTCTCCCTTACGGGCAACCATGGATAATCGTTGAGTACCATGAATCATTTTTGCTCGTACATCTTTGACTTCTCCAAAAAGTTCTCTAAAAGCTTTGCTTCCTCTCCCGATGGTCGTCGGTCCAGGAATCCCTTCTGCTCCAGGGAGAGCATACCTTCCTTTAGTGGCGACTTGTTCTAATCTTTTTACAAAGGTTCCATTTTGAACCAGGTCAGCAGCCACAGAGTCTTTTACAAAACTCGCAGGAACTTTAAAGGTAGGAGCGGAGGGAGCTTTAAACTTATCCGCTTCTCTCATTAATCTAACTAAGCTATCCTGGGGTTTAATATTTTTAAGAATGTAATCGACTTGCGTCTTGGCATTTTCATAGGTCAAGGGCGCTGGAACATCTACCATCTCGCCGGCAGTTCTTTTCGCTTCAGCTCTCGAGATGGCTCTTCTATTCTGTCTCATGAATATACTCGCTACCTTTTCAACGGCTTCGGCGGTTGGTTTAAAATTTAAGAAAGGAATTAAAGATTTATTTTGAAATACATTATAGGTTCGACTCAACCACCCTCTAAATTGATCTCCCATAATATTTTTAAAAACAGGCTGCGCTTCGATCGGAAGATTGGATCGAATGAGTGTTGCCATATCCCCCCATTTATTTCTCATCATGCCCATGTTGTTGAAAATATTCATGACATGTTCTGACTTGGCTCCATTGTTCATGAGCTTCTCACCAATATTCTCCATCATTTTTGCATCCATTTCACCCATGGTCACTCGACCGGCCTTATCAAGGCCGGATTTACCTGAGAATAAAAGTTCATCTAAATCTTCATAGAGTTTAAACTTTTCTGCTCGGGTTGTTTTATTGAAAGTTGATTTGATATTAGGAAAAATTCTATCGAGGTCTTTATCTACAGCTCTCGATAATTCGTAGGCTCGATTCATATCGGCCCCTCTTTTTCCAATTTGTTCTCGTCTGGTTAAGAAAGCATCTTCAGGAATATCTCCTCTCGGTCTGCCTCCTGAGGCTACTTTATTTAAAGCTCTATCCCATAAGCTGTTAGAATATTTTAATTCTTTTCCTCGTGTGGCTAACTGTTTAATGATGGAGCCCGTTCCTCCAATAATTCCTGTAAGTAAAGCTCCTTCTGTTCCAAATTTAATTCGGTTAACAATTTCTCTGACCGCTTGTTCTTTTCCACCCTCATCAGATTCCGTATCTAAAGCAGTGGGTCCTCCTAAAAGATCTCCAATGGTTCCAAACTCTCCAACGTCTGCAACAAAAATTCCTTCAGCGATACCACCCGACACAGCACCCGCCATAAATTTTGCCGTCTTGCCTTTGGCATTTAATTGAAGAGCTTCCTGTGCTCCTTTAGCCAGGGTTGGATTGCTTAGAGTAAAGTAATTACCCTTCTTCGCAGCCATGATTGCTTTGGTTGCTGCCTTGGTTCCATATCGGAACGCCATGGTTGCTGGCACACCAATGTTAACTAAGGCTGCTGCAATTTTTCCAGCGGTCGTGGACTCGGCTTTCTCTTCTATGTTTCCTAATTTTTTATAAATGTTTTCATCAAACCACTGTTCAACTTCTGTGGCTTTGTCAGTGTCACCGGTAAGATCTAAAAGGGTTGCGCCTAATGAAACAGCGCCTTCAGGTATTCGAATTAAACCGGTAGCAATACCGGATAGAACTGAGGAGATAAGACTTGGGTCATTAGATTGTTCAGAGGGAGAAAGTTTAGAAGGATCCCATTCACGAATAGCCATCCATTATCTCCTTAAATTTTCTTTTGTTTACGTAATTTAATAAGCTCTTCTATAGAAGTTACTTCTTTTCCTAAACTTGGAATTATATAAACCTGTTTCTCTTCATCAAAGATAATTTTAAATTGACCAGGATTTTCTGAAAAAGCTTCTCGAATAGTTTTTCCTGATGGTCCTCTAGCCATTTGTGTTATATCTTCTCCAAAATAAACTGACTCTTTGGCTCTTTTTGGACCGGCTCCTTTAGATATGAGTTGTTTAACTAACATATCATCGGAGTACATCGCTTTGTCTCTATTCGCTTGAGCTTTTCCCCACGCTTTATATTTTGCTAACATTTCTCTTCGCTCTGAAGGATCTGCTATTTTACGAATGTCACCGATCGCTCCTGAAATATTTTTCATTTGAGCGGTGCTTCCCCATTTATCTCTGGAACCACCAATCAATCGTTCAGCCATGGACAACATCATTTGACTTCTTTTTTCTTTTTTTTCTTCGTCCGTGTACAATTGATCACTGTCTGGATCTGTAGGTAAACCGTCACCTGCGGGGTCTTCAATTTCTGCTTTTTCTATCACTTCATCTTTAGTATATAGATCTTTATCCTTATCCTTATACCCACCCGTGGTTAAAATTTTCTCTTGTTCTATAGCTTTTTTCTTATAAGGGTCCGAGAACTTCTTAAAATAATCCTTATAAGCTTCAGGATTTTCTTTTAATAATTTTCGTGTTCTCCTTTCCAACTTATTTAAAATTGGTCTTCCTTCAAGATCATAATCTGCTGTAGTGTCAATCATACCTTGCATACCAGCGATAGGAATTCCTTCGGTTCCTTCCTCCGTATCTAGATAATAGTCTCTTTCAAACATATCTGTAATATAAGGTTTAGTATATAAAGGACCTTTTAAAATTTCTTCGGCTGTAAGTTGAGCTTCAGGATCATAATACGTACGACCTTTTTGATTTCCACCAATGTCATACCCCACTCTTCCACCATAATTAAATCGTTGTCTTTCTTCATCAGTAACCAAATTACTAGCAATCCCTCTGCCGTAAGCAGAGTTATGTTTATTGAACATCGGTCTGTTTAAAACTTTAGAATATGCCATTACCCAAACATACCCTTGACACCTTTGTATGCAGCCAGTCCTCCAAGTCCGGTCATCAATCCTTGTTGTAAAGGACTTGCCGTTGGAGTAGCTTGCATTCTCGTGCCACCAGGGTATCCTCCCATTAATCCTGTTAATTGTTCACCGAAGAAACCGTATCGTTGATATGGTTCGTAAGCTCCAAGTTTCTCACCTTGCGCAGCAGCATCGGTAACTGCTTGTCTATAACCCAATCCTGCTTGACCCATTTGACCGAGTTGTCCGATCTCTTGGCCAGCTAATTGAGGTTGTAGTTGAGCGAGTCCTTGTAAATTTCTTAAGTCTCCTTGTCTTGCAGCGGATGCCTGTTGGAATCCCTGCATGTCCATTTGTGCTTGCATGGCTGCTAAATTTTGTGCGTATTGAGAGTCCGCTACTGCGCTCTCTGCTCCGAATCTTCCTCCACCGAAAGCTCCTGCGCCCACCGCCTGAGCCGCTCGTGCTGTATCTTGTCTGTTTTTTTCTTGGAGCATTTGAGTTTCCATCGCTGACTTCACAGCATCGGTATAAGGACTTTGATAGGATGCAATAGAACCTGCTCCAGTTCCTGCTCCTGTTCCTGTTAAAGCCGCTGCATCATCTAAAAAGCCTTCGTACCCTGAGATGCCTGTGCCGGCTCCCATTCCTGAAACCGCTCCAGTTGTTGCATCAAATTGTAGTGCTCCTAATCCTGCTTGCGTTGCGGCTGCCTGTTGGGCTGCCTGAGTAAAGCCTCCAGTAATTTGTGGAGCAACACTTGGTGCAAATTTACTAGTATCAATGGCCGTACCAATCCCTACACCACCTGCTGTTGTGGGTTGTAATAATCCTTCTCCAAAAGTTTTACCGAGACCTTCTATAAACGGTGCCGGTAAGGCTTGTGTTTTAGTTATATCTGCCATTATGCCATTGCCTCCAAGTTGTGCATTACATCATACATTTTTTTCGCGCCGGCTTCCCGGTCGCCTCCGCCTAATCCCTTAACGGCATCAGACGTCATAACAAATTCTCCTTGTGCAAGTAAAGCTCGCACGTCATCGTGTTTTTCTTTAGCTCCGTGAGGCTGATAGCCTCCTGTGTCTCTCATGTCTAATTGTTTTCCATCCTTGGATGGAATGATTGGATGTTCTGTACCCATCGCATAACCTGTTCTCATCAATCCACCTTGATTAGCCATAGTGGGTGATTGAGCGGGCATTGCGCCCTGATCATTTAATATTTGAAGTTCTTCGTCTGTTAATTCATGTATAGGCTTCCCAAATAACATCAAAGACATTTCATTTCGTGAATCCTCTAGGCTTGGATCAGACGCCACTTCTATATTTTCTGTTTCATCCACCACTGAATCTCCATCTTGTCCTCCTCGAATTACTTCCGAGGATTCTTCTAAAAATAAACTGTTGTCTCCACCCGTTCGTAATCCAACTCTTCCACCTTGAGCGGCAGCCATTTGATTTCCACCTTGTTGACTTCCCATTTGAGAAGAAAGATAAACCATCATCTCAACTAATTCTTGTTCCGTTCGTCCTCTTAATTGTTCCATTGGAATTCCTAGTGCCGCTAGTTGCTGGATCAATTGAATTAATTTTGCATCATCAGATTGTTCCGTGGTCCCTGAATCAAGGACCCCTTGATCTACAGGCTGACTCACATTATCTAAATCCGTTTGACTTTGTAAACTTTCAATTCCTTGTCCTGCATACATTCCTTCTTGTGCTCTAACTCTTCCACCTTGGTTTGCATTCCACATCGGTGCTGTGTAATGGGGTGAACTCTCATCTCCGAAAGGCATATAACGTCTAGCATTTAAATAAGCTTGATGTCCTTTACCTTCATCTCCAAAACCTTGAATCTCATCGACCTTCGGTTGGCCAGCTGCAGCTGCAGCTGTTCCGAGACCAGCGATCCCGGCCCATCCTAAACCTGTCGGCATCATGGATCCTGCACCTTTAGTTAAACCCCATTTACCTAATAGTCCTTGGGTACCTGCACTTCCTGTTCCTAATATTCCTTGAACTGGTCCAGCAATATTTTGCGCCTGCGTTCCAAATAATTTTGCCATCATGGAACCTTTACCTCCACCAGCAAAAACTCCTTGAGGACCTGTCCATCCTGCTTTGCCCATCATAGATGGTCCATAATAAGCTCCTAGTCCTAGTAAAGCTGCTTTACCAATAGGACTTTTAATAACCTTCTTGATTGGTTTGGTGATGGCTCGAGTTATTTTGCTAAAAAATCCCATTACTTATTTGTCATTCCTACTATTCGTATTGGTTGGACGGTAACCGTTAAATCTTTTCTTAAATCATTTTCAATGGTAGCAGTGTTAGGATCAGCGACATCAGCTAAAAATGCTTTCATATCAGCATATTTTTTGCCTGTTCGTATATTAGATATGGTTTCTTTGGGATCAGCTTTTAACACTGGGATCTTCTGACCCTTATACATCATATATCCTATTTCACTTTTACCGTTTTTTTTCTCTTTATTCAACATTTTTATGTCCTTGTCATTTCCAAGACCGCAACAGTCACCTTGATCACATCCGCCGTGGCACATTGCATCTTTAATATATCTCCTGCCTCCAGGACTACCACATTATTAAAGTTAAGTACATCTACTGAATCAGTAGCTAAAACACTGGAGTTATCAAATATATAGTCAGCACTTCCAGAAGTGTCTGTGATCGTAGTTTGTACTGTACGTGCACTGGAGTCGGTATTATATAATCGAATCGATTTAACGACCGACGTTGTTTCACTGGGCACTGTATAGATCGGATCGTCCGAGCCAGAAGATGTAATAGTAGCTTGTACATTTTTATAAACATTTGCCATTTAACTTATGAACCATCCCACTCTCTCCGATTCATTCTCAGGAATCTTGTTGGAAAAAGTATTATTCAATTGTAATACGGTTTGTTCCAAGGATCTAATCAGTTCATTGATCTGAGTTTGTTGATACTGTTGGGGTGCATTAGGAAATCGGACTGTTAGTTTTGATGCCATTAAAATGCTCCCAAGATTCCGCCTCTAGAACGCCAATCTCTACTTGCGCTTGCTGTTCCAGGAGCTCCTCCTGCTTTAGATTCTTTACTACCAATTCCTGCAGTACTTGCATGATCACGGCCTGAAGGACTTTGCCAATTAGCATAGTCTGCCTGCCATTGTTGTTTAGCTTGTGCAGCTGCTTTTTCTTTGGCAATTCGTTCTTGTTCTTTAATCTGATTAACTAGATTAATATGATCGAGTTGTTTTTGGTGCCAACCTGTTTTTTTATATGTTCCTCTTAATTTTTGAGACTCAAGAATCTCAGCTAGTTCGTCTTCTCTTTCCCCTAATCGATCTTCATACGTTCGACTCGGGTCCATTAAACTTTGTCCCACTAACATACCAAATTGATCTCGTTGAGTTCCTTGTCCATAACCTGCCCCATCAACAGCCCATCGTTGATTAGCTGCGGCCTCCGGACTCATCTGTGGTAGAGCACCTCCTATCAAACTAGCTAGGCTTCCTACACCTTTTTTTATTAAATTGCCGGCACCTGCGAAGAATGGTTTTCCCCAAAAATCCTGAGCTTGATTAGTTTGAGGAAGACCTGTGGTATATTCTCTAAGACCCTCAGATGTCATACTCCTAACAGGAGTACCCAGATTGGGAGCTTTATAATAATTTTGAGGCAACTGGAATCCTCCACCTCCACCACCTTGTGGTGGATATTTAATTGTAGGGGTCGCAAGTTGTGTGATCCCGGTTCCTTGGTTCGTGGTCCCTGTTCCTTGGTTTCCCCAAGGCATCATACTTGAATAATAATTGTAAAAATCGTCGCCTGTTTCTAATGCCATTATCTTCTCCCGCTAGGTTGTATCCCAGCTCTAAACGTTCCAAATCTCCAACTGTCATTAACTCCACTACTATTTAATTTTAAAGCGACCTGTCTTCCTCTCGCTCTGGTACTTACATACGTTGTTGTTGAGTCCACGGTAAACGGACCTAAAGGACTACCTGCTTTAGCATCACCCGGATAATCTCTCAGTTGAATTGTAACATCAATGTCACCGCTTAAAGCTTTAAAATCTGGAATGAATCGTGACATGGAAAGTAAATCATTTCCGGATCCATCTAAAGTAAAATCTCCGGAAGTTAAACTGGCTGTCATGGTAGAACCATTGTCACTGTTCCCTGTTTCTTGAGCGTAAAGATAACCTCGTCCCGCTGTGACTCCCTGCACCGTTGGAGTAGAGGCGCTCGTATCATCCACCACGTAGCTTGTCGCATAAGGTCTATCAAAGGCTCCTTGATCTGCCCAGGTTGTTCTGGCTAACGTGCCCACGGACCAAACATTTTCTAAATAATTAAAAGTCACCACTCGATTAATTTCATTGGAGTCCGCTGTTGGATAGTACCAACTCACTTCATTAAAATCCGCATTAACTCCCGTATAAATTTCAGGAACTAAACGAATATCATTAAAAATATAATCCTCTACCGTACATGGAAGTGTTTTAACGGCTCCATCAAAAGCTAAAAATCCACCTGCAGAGTTCATCCAATAGACAACTCCATCGACATCAACCGCTGCATGCTGGCCCACCACTCCACATTGTCTTCCAAGTTGTTGAAAGCCAAACGTGTAGGGTGGTCCAATAAATTGCATTGAATGAGCTGAGGTATCAGTCAATACAACGATTTGTCCCTTCGATCTAACTGCGGCTCTGATTTCAGTTCCGTCAGAAAGTCTTTGGGACCCTGCTGTGTTATCAGCAGTAATAACAAAATCGGTAATTGTTTCTTGATCCGAAAAACGAATCAACATAGGATCATACGTGGATGAAGTTCCAATTGTAGTTTCAGTTCCAAAGACACATAAGTGTCTGTCTGGAGTTGAAACTAAAGCAATTCCATTTTTAGTAGGAACCTTACTCGCATTCACCCCTCGACTAAAACCTCCAGTACTTCTATTATAATCTAGAAGATTAATCATAGGAAGCATACTCGCTTTATTAACACTGGTATCCCAAATATAAAGTCCACCTTGATAACGACAGGCAATAACATCTTCTCCATACATGTCTGCTGTCCAGTTCACCGCATCGACTTCAACCGTTGTAGGTCTTGCTGTTCCCCATGTGGATTGTCCCCAGAGTCCTGCACCCCAACCAAATCCTAACACGGAAATAGCATCTCCGGTTACAATAGATAAGGTAGCTGTAGCAGATCCATTTCCTGAAATAGTTCCTGTAGCAGCTGTAGCCATGGTAATGGTAAAACTATTAGTAGCCACCGTTTGAATTTCAAATTCTTTTTCAAAATCAGAATCCACATAACCCACTCCTGTGGGAGCGGTTACTGATGCAAAAGTGACAAAGTCGCCTACCCCTGCTCCATGAGAAGTCCAATTCACTGTCACCTCAGTTGTCGCATTAGTATCAAAAGCTGAAGTTAAACTTTTGGCTACTGCTGTAGTTCCATAAGCTCCATATCGTTGAGGACTCACATCATTAACAGAGTTATCTGTTTTCTGATAGATGTATTGTTTTTTATTGGTGGCT